ATGCGCGTCCTGAAAGACCACAGCATGCCCGCCGTTGGGCCTCTTATCGTGTCCGAGAAGACCGGCATTCCCTACCGCGAGAAATACTACGCCACCGATTGGCGAGAGATCGCGAAAAAAGCTGGCGTTCCAAGCGAGGTCTGGTCGATGAACTCGCGATCGGGGGCAATCTCGGAGGAGGACGGCGCGACCGGTAATCTTGAACCGGCGCGGAAGTTCGCCACGCACAGCAGCACGAAGACGACGTTGCGGTACGCGAGGAACGACGTGCTGGAGAGCAACCGATCTGCCGCGCTCGCCCGGCAGAAACTGCGCCCGTGACGCGGCTATGACGCGCGTTGACACGGCACCATTGAGCTTAACCGTAGAACGGCAATAAAATTAGTCTGTTAAGCTGGAGCGGGTAGCGGGAATCGAACCCGCATATTCAGCTTGGAAGGCTCCGGGAAGCGCTGCAAAAACAATGCGCCGTTTCACTCCCTTAGTCATCCGTTCTGAAACAGGTTCACGGTTCGCCCTGCCGTTTCATCGCCCGTCACCTGGACAAAATAATCGCCCCAAGGCGCATTTTCGTGTTGCTAAGCGAAGCTTAAAATAGGATAATATTCCTATTCCGACATTCGCGAAAGCAAACACGATGGCCGACAAGGCCGTTCTCTCTCGATTCACGAATCTCTTCCGTGGCTCGCCTTCAACCAGCAGCACGGAAGAGGTAAAGAGCGCGCCAGCCGCCCAGCCGAACGGCTGGCCGCTCGACCTATTCAGCGCCCCGACGATCTCCGGTCCCTCCGTTACTTCGACGACGGCGCTCCGCGTGCCGGCAGTGCTTCATGCGGTGCGCTTGATCTCCGAAAACGTCGGCAGCTTGCCGGTGAAGGTCTACCGCCACAACGGCGACGGCAAGGACCAGGACAAGACGCATCCGGCTTATCGCCTTGTGCATGGCCGTGCGAACGAATGGACGTCGGCCGGCGATCTCCGCATGGCGATGACCCTCGACGCGCTCACGACCGGCCACGGCTACGCGCTCGTTACGCGCTACCCTGACGGCCGGCCCTTCGAGCTTCACCGCCTGGATCCCTCGCGCGTGACGCGCCTACAGGACGAATTCACCGGCGCCCCGATCTATCGCCTGAACCTCTCCGATGGCGGGCAACACGACTACGGTTTCCGCGACGTGCTCCACGTCTCCGCATTCGCCGGCGTCGCGCCGATCACGCTCGGCCGCGAGGCGATCGGCGTGGCGATGACCTTGGAGAAACACGCCGCACAGTTCTTCGGTTCTGGCGCCCGTCCCGCTGCCGTCATCTCGCGCGAAAAGGATGCCGGTGAACTCGGCGAGACTGCCGTCCGAAACGTCATGGCCGCTTACCGGCGCGCCTCGGACTCCGGCTTCAAAACGCCGCTCTTGCTCGACCAAGGCATGAGCTACGAACAAGCGTCTTTCGCCTCGACCGACGCCCAGTTCCTCGAACATCGCGTCGAGCAGATCAACGAGATCAGCCGTCTCTTCGGCGTGCCGCCGCACCTTCTCTTCAACCTCGACCGTGCGACGTGGAGCAACGCCGAGCAGCTTTTCGAAAGCTTCGTGACGCTCGCACTCCGGCCATGGCTCGACCGCTGGCAGGACGCTTATGCGACCGTGCTTCTCGACGACGAAGAGCACGACGACGTGTTTATCGAGTTCGTCGTCGACGATCTCGCCCGCGCCGACATCGCCGGCCGAACCGACGCTTTCGGAAAGCTCATCGCTGCGCGCGTCATGACCCCGAACGAAGCACGGGGCGCGATGAACCTGCCGCCGCGCGACGGCGGCGACGAACTCGCCAATCCCTACACCACGACCACGACGACCCGGCCGGCAACGCCGCCGGCGAAGGACGCCGCATGACGATCAGCACGATGCAGTTCTTCGGCGACGCCGAACGCGCTTTCGCCCTTCCGATGCAGCAGCTCGTCGAGCTTGAACGCAAGCTCGGCTGCGGTGCCGGCGCAATCCTGAACCGCCTCGTCGCTCACCAGTATGCCATCGCCGATCTCGTCGAGACCATCCGGCTCGGCCTCATCGGCGGCGGCACTTCCCCCTTCGAAGCGGAAGCCCTCGTCGTCGCCTATGCACACGACCGGCCGCTCGCCGAGATCCTTCCCGTCGCGCTCGCCGTGCTCGAAGCGCGCTTTTTTGGCACCGCTGCCGCCCAGGAAACGCCCTCCGATGAATGACCAGCTTCTGATTGAATGCAAGTTCGCCGTCTCCGACGCCGGCGAGATCGAAGGCAAGGCTTGGGAGTTCGCTTCCGCCGATCGCATCGGCGACATGATCGAACCGAAGGCTTTCGAGAACGCGCCCCTGCCGATCCCGATGCTCTTCGGTCACGACCATAACGACCCGGTCGGCTCCTGGACCGAAGCAACCATCAAGGAAGGCGGCCTGCACCTGAAGGGCAAGCTTCTCGTCGACGATCTTCCGCGCGCTCGCGAAGTGCGCGCGCTCGTGAAGTCTGGCGCCGTTCGCGGCCTTTCCGTTGGCTTCATCACCCGGAAGGCAGCGCCCCGCAAAGGCGGTCGCACGATCCATTCCCTCGAATTGCTTGAGGCGTCCCTTGTGACGATCCCCATGCATCCGGCCGCGCGCGTGACCAGCGCGAAGTCGGCGATCCAGGCGCTCGCGATTGCCGACGCCATCAACCGCGCAGCCGCGCACTTCAAAGGATAACGCTAGTGCAGCACACCCATATCGAACTGAAGGAAGCCGATCCGGTCGAACCGGATCAGATCGTCACGAAGGCACTCGCTGATTTTCAGCAGGCCGTCGAAGATCGTCTGAAGGCCGTCGAAGCGAAGTCGGCAGACAACGCCGCGCTCGTCGGCCGTCTCGACAAGATCGAAGCCAAGGTTTCCCGTCCCTTCGTCGCGAACGCCCCCTCGATCGTCACGCCCGACGAGAACGTCGAGCGGAAGGCTTTCGTGAACTACCTGCGCAGCGGCCGCGTCGAGGAAAAGACGCTCGCCTATGCACCTCCGTCCACCGGCGGCATCCTCGCCCCGGACCAGACGGCGAAGACGATCATCGAGCGCATCGCCGAGTTCTCGCCGGTGCGCGGCTTCGCCAGCACCATCAGCATGTCTGGCCCGCTCCTTCAGCTTCCTCGCCTCGTCAACGAAGTTCAGGTCGGCGAAGTCGGCGAGACGGATGACCGCCCCGAAAGCGAACCGTCCTTCGAGCAGATCGACCTGAAGCCGTTCGAAATGGCTGTCATCGTCCCGGTGACGCGCGTCCTTCTCGAAGATTCCCAGATCGACCTCGAAGCCTACATCGCCGCCCACGTCGCGCGCCGCTTCGGCCAGAAAGAGGCCGGATGGTTCGTAAAGGGCAACGGCACGACCCAGGCCGAAGGCGTGATGAACTCGGACGAGATCGGCACCGTCGAGGCGGGCACCGATGCCGTCACCGCGACCGACATCATCGATACCTTCTATGCCATCGCCTCCGGCTATTCCTCGACCGGCTCCTGGCTCATGAACCGCTCGACGATGGCGGCGGTGCGCAAGCTCACCGACGCGCAGGGTTCCTATCTCTGGCAGGCGTCGATTGCCGCCGGGACGCCGCCGACGCTTATGGGCCGCCCGGTCTATGAGGCCGTCGACATGGATGGCCCCGACGCGGGCAAGTCGCCGATCATCTTCGGCGACTTCGCTTCCGGCTACCTCATCGGCGACCGCGTCGGGATCTCGACGCTGCGCGACGAATACACCGGCGCCTCCAACGGCATCGTCAAGTTCCACGTTCGCCGCCGCGTCGGCGGTCGCGTCGTGCTCGGCGAAGCCCTCACGAAGCTGACGCTGAAGGCGTAACGATCATGCGGCTCGCAACTTCTCCCCTGACGATCGCGCACGGTTCCGACGCCGTGCGCCTTCGGCCATCGTTGCGGGCCGCGCATCTTCTCTACCAGGCGCACGGCTTCGGCAGGCTCGTCGAAGGGATCCAGATCACGACCATCTCGACGATCCTCGACATGATCGACGCCGGCACCGACTTCGACCCGCTCGGCCATCAGATCGTCGAACGCACGATCGACGAGCACGGCGTCATCGGCCTCTCCGCATTCTCCGAAGCGCTCTTCCGCTTCGTCGCCGAGACGTTCGGCGTCGACGAGACCGAAGAGCATCCGGCCGAACGTGACAAGCGCACGACCGGAAAGCCCTTCGACATGGGCAAAGCTCTCGACAACCTTTTCGAGATCGGCACCGGATGGCTCGGCTGGACACCGGAAACCACCTGGACCGCCACGCCCGCCGAGATCATCACCGCCCATCGCGGCCTCATCGCCAAGCTTTCGGCCATCCATGGCAGCGCCGACGACGAAGGCCAGCCCGGCCCCCATGACGACGGCGAGATCAGCCCCGAGCAGCTTCGTGAGAACATCGCCCGCTTGAAGGAACTCGCAGGGGGCGCAAGCTAATGGCCGCTCGCTTCCCCTTCCTCTGCACCTGCGGAAACGTCGTGCCCGCCGGCGAGCGCTGCGCCTGCCAGATCGCACGCGCTCGCGCCCGGAAAGCCCGCCACGACGCCCGCCGACCGAACGCTCGCGCACGCGGCTATAACCGGCGTTGGGAAGCGGCTCGCCGCGACTACCTCGACGCGTTCCCATTCTGCCGCCGCTGCGGCAACCCGGCGACCATCGTCGACCATATCACCCCGCACCGTGGCGACGACCGTCTCTTCTGGGACCGCTCCAACTGGCAACCGCTATGCGCGCCTTGCCACAACCGGCACAAGCAACGCGAAGAGCACCAGCAATGAACGCCGATACCCCGGTCACCTTCGACGGCATCACCCAACCGATCACGGAATGGGCGTTCGACTACGGCATCCCCGCTGACCTCATCGTTACACGGCTCGACGAAGGCATGCCGATCGAAGCGGCGATCACCACGCCGATGGTCGCCGTCGCTGGCCAACGCCTTCCGAAACCCCCGCGAACTCGGCTCTACACGCTCGACGGCGAAACCCTTTCGATCAAGGAATGGTCCGAACGCACCGGCATTCCGAAGTCGACGATTGCGCAACGCCTCTCGCGTGGCACTCCCCTTGAAGTCGCTATCGATCGCGAGAAGAACCCAAAAAAGAACCTTCCCCATACCCATGACGGCGAGACGCTGACGGTGGCCGAATGGGCGGCCAAGAGCGGCATCAGCTACGAGACGCTAAGTCATCGCATCCGAAAAGGCATGACGATCGGCGAAGCACTAACCATGCAAAAGCATGCGCATCCGCCGATTCCTAAGAAGACGGGAACGCTGACCAAGCCGACGAGCGCGAAGCGAAAACGTCGCACGGTGCCCGTCGAGAACGCGGTGACGATCACGGTCGGCACCATCCGCATCACCATCACGACCGCTGACGATGACCGGGGGGTGCCTTCCAATTGCGCGATCTCTTTGGAGACCGGCGGACGGTCCACGACACAAGATAGCGTCAATTTAGATTTTTCTGAAAGATCGCCCGAATGACGACCCTCGTCTCCATCGACCTTCTGAAGGCCCAGCTTAATCTCGTCGGCACCGACGACGACGTGCTTCTGGCTCACAAGCTCGGCGCTGCGGAAGCATGGCTTGCCGGCTACATCGGCAAACCCCTCTCGACCTTCGACCCGCTGCCGGCCGATCTCGTCGAGGCGGTCCTCCAACTCGCCGCCTATCACTACGAGCAGCGCGAGGCGGCGAGCTTCGGCGTCTCCACCCTTCCGGTTCCCTTCGGCGTCACCGACCTTGCCCGGCCGCACCGGGAATGGAGCTTTACCGATGCGTTCTGAAAGCGGCCTTCCCGAGACGCTTGCCGCCTTCGAACGCGTCGTCGAGGCTGCGCGCGAGGCAGTGAAGCCAGCGCTCGAAAAGTCCGGCGAGGAAATGGCGAACGCTATGCGCTTCGCCGCCATGCCCTCGCGTGCGACCGGCAAACTCATCGAAAGCATCGCCGTCACGCTGCCTGGCGAGACGACGCCGCCCTACTCGCAGCCCGGCGGCTCACGCGTTGCCGGACCCTTCGAGGCGATCGTCACCGCCGGGAACAAGGACGTGCGCTATGCGCACCTCGTCGAATACGGGACCAGCAAGGCGGAAGCCCAGCCGTATTTCTGGCCCGTCTATCGCCTCCTGAAGGCCCGAGCCACGCGCCGCATCACGCGTGCGATAAACAAGTCGATCAAGGAAGCTTTCGATGCGTGAACCGACCGTCGCGCTCGCTGCCGCTATCCGTTCCCGGCTCATCGCCGACCCGGCCGTCACCGCGCTCGTCGCACCCGATCTCGTGCGCGCCGGCTCGACGCGTCCCGATCGAATGCCGACGATCATCCTCGCCAGCGGACAAACGATCTTTCTCGGCAACGCCGCCGGCTCACAACTCGTCGCTACGGTCTACCTCAACACGCACATATGGGCGCTCGAAGACGGCGCCGAGACGGCAAAGGCGATCGGCTTCGCCGTGATGAACGCGCTGCGCATCGCTCCGGCTTCGCCCGACTTCGTCATCGACGAATGGGAGCACCTTTCCGTCCGATGGATGCGTGACCCCGATCCAGCACAGAACCTGACGCACGGCGTGATGACCGTCGAGGCGACGATGCGATGGGCGGCGGATGGCTCGCCGATCGGCGGTGAAGACGCCTACCAGCCGGCCGAACCGATGCCGGATCTCGTCGACCTCTTCAACGCGGGACTTCGATAATGCGTGCCGGCAAACTCGACCGAACGATCAGCCTCGAACGCCAGACCGAGACCGTCGCGGACAGCGGCGCCATCTCGAAGACATGGACCAAGATCGCCACGGTGCGCGCCGAAATTGTCACCGCGTCGATGCACGAGCGTCTGACGGGATACGGCGAAGCCGAGAACGGCAACGTCGTCTTCCGCATTCGCTACCTCGCCGGCCTCACGACCGCCGATCGCGTGACCTACGATGGCAAGCACTTCGACCTCGACGAGATCGTCGAGATCGGCCGCCGGCGCGGCCTCGAACTGCGCGGCACGTCCACGTCATGAGCACGCACCTTCGCGGTGTGAAGCCGCCTCTCTCGCAGGATCGCGAACCGCTGACGAAGGCGCCGCCGGTTCCCCGCTACTTCAACGATTATGCGAAAGCCGAATGGCGCCGCGTCATGCCGCGCCTCATCGAAGATCGGATCATCACGAAGGCCGATCTCGGCGGCATCGAGGATTTTTGCGTAGCGCGTGGCCGTGTCCGCGAGATCGAAGACGCCTTCCGCACCACCGGCCTCGATAAGACGCTCTTCGGGATGCAGAACCGCGCCATGCAGACGGCCCGGCAGCTTGCCGCCGAATACGGCCTTTCGCCGACCAGCCGCGCGCGTGTCCAGGCTGGCGAGCCGGCCGAAGCCGACGACAACCCGCTCGACGTGCGATGAAAGCGAGCACGTTCCCCGCCTGGATCTTCGACGAGACCCCGATCGACGACCCGCTCGGCTGCGGCGAGCGTGCCGTCAAATTCCTGCGCCGCCTTCGCCATCCGCAAAGCTCCGCACCCGGTCGTGCGTTTCAGCTTCACCCCTGGCAGGAACGCATCGTGCGGCGCATCTACGGCCCCCGTCACCCGGATGGCCGGCGGATCGTTGAGACGGTTTTCTTCATGATCCCGCGCGGCAACCGGAAGACTTCGCTCGCCGCCGCGCTTGCCCTTCTCCATACGCTCGGCCCCGAGCGCGTGCCGGCCGGGCAAGTCATCTTCGCCGCATCCGATCGCGAGCAAGCGGGCATCGGCTTCCGCGAGGCGGCGAACATCGTTCGCGCCGACAAGCGCCTCGTCGCCGCCACGAAGATAAACGATGCGTGGAACGCGCCGAAGCGGATCGTCTACAAGGCCGACGACGTGACGCTGATGGCGATCTCGTCGGATGGCGCCGCCCAGCACGGCAAGACGCCGAGCTTCGTGCTCGTCGATGAAATTCACGTCTGGAAGGGCCGCGAGCTATGGGAAGCGCTGCGCTCCGGCATGGCGAAGACCGCCGGCGCCCTCATGGTCGTTGCCACCACCGCCGGCCGTGGCAGCGAAAACTTGGGATTTTCGGAATACGAGTATGCCCGCCGCGTCGCCGCCGGCGAGATCGAAGACCCGGCCTTCCTGCCGATCATCTTCGAGATGCAGGACGGCGAAGACTGGCGCGACGAAGCAGTCTGGCACCGCGTCAATCCCGGCCTCGCCCATGGCTTCCCGAACCTCGACGCGCTGCGCACGCTCGCCCGCGAAGCCGAGCATCGACCCGCCGAACGGCACGCCTTCGAGCAGTTTCATTTGAACGTCTGGAAGGCGCAAAGCCGCGATCCACTCTTCGACATGGCGACCTATGACGCGGGGAAGTTCCCGATCGACCTCGACGACCTTGCCGGCCTGCCGTGCTTCATCGGCGTCGATCTTTCCATTTCCGGCGACCTGACGGCCATCGTCGCCGCGTGGAAGCACGAAGACGGCCGGATCACCATCCGCCCGACATTCTTCATTCCCGGTGACGATCTCGACGAGCGCGCGCACCGGGACGGCGTGCCTTACGGCCTATGGCGCGACCAGGGGCACCTCGTCGTCATCGATGGCCCGATCATCGAACCGACCGCCGTCGAGAACGCCATTCGCAACCTCTGCGCGACCTTCGACGTTCGCGAAGTCGGATTCGATCCGGCCCTCGCGCGCACCATGATGACGCGCCTCAGCCGGGACGGCATTCCCGTCATTGAGATGCGGCAAGGCCCGTTGACGATGGGACCGGCGATCGGCGATCTCGAGCGCATCGTCAACGGAAGGCGGATCAGACACAGCGGGCATCCGGTCCTTCGGCATCACTTCGATTCCGTCGTCGCGTCTCGCGGCGACACCGGCCTCGTGCGGATGCACAAGGCGAAGGCCACCGACCGGATCGACGGCGCCGTCGCCTGCGCCATGGCCGTATCGCGCGCAGCCAACCACCAGATCACCAAAAGTATCTTCGACATGGGCGCCGACGACTTCGATGCGCTTTTCGAAGCCGCCGCATAAGGACAAACGAAATGGCAAACGACGGGCAAATCCTCGCCGTCACCCTCGAAGCCAAGCTGAACAAGCTCGAAGCCGGAATGCGCCGCGCCGGCGTGCTCACCGACACCGGCTATCGACGCATGGAAGCACGCGCGAAGCAGTCCAGCGAGCGCATGGACTCCTACTTCACGAACGCCTTCAAGGGCATTGCCCGCTCGGCCACGGTCTACCTCGCCCCGCTCGCGCTCATCGGCGCCGCTGGCGCACTCGGCAAAAACTTCATTGAAAAGACAGTCGCGCAGCAGAACGCTGTCAACCAGCTGAACACGGTGCTCAAGTCGACGAAGGGCGTTGCCGGCGTCACCTCCGAAGCCGCACAGAAGCTCGCCGCCAGCCTTCAGAAGGTGACGACCTACGGCGACGAGACGATCCTTTCCGCGCAGTCGCTCCTGCTGACTTTCACGAACATCAAGCAGGACGTTTTCCCCCAGGCGACGGAAACCGTCCTGGATATGTCCAAAGCGCTCGGACAAGACCTGAAGTCTTCGGCGACCCAACTCGGCAAGGCGCTGCAAGACCCGATCCAGGGCGTCACCGCGCTACGCCGCGTCGGCGTGAACTTCTCCACCGACCAGCAAAAGGTCATCAAGAACCTCGTCGAGACCGGCCGGCAGGCGGAAGCGCAAAAGCTCATCCTGCGCGAGCTACAGACCGAATTCGGCGGCACGGCACGCGCTGCCCGCGACACGCTCGGCGGTGCGATCGAAGCGCTCGGCAATGCACTCGGCGATGCCTTCGAACTCCACGGCCCGGAAGTCGACGGCCTGCGCGAGAAGGTCGAAGACCTCATCGATACGGTTTCCGACCCGCGCTTCACCAACGCGATGACCGACATCGGCCAGGCGCTTTTCAACGCCATGCAGAACATCGCGTCGAGCATCATCACGATCGACGAAGCGGTGCATCATACGATGGACGCGCTCGACGAGCTTCACAAGAAGCTGAACACCTTCGGCAACTCCGGTTTCTTCGCCTCGACGGCGGAATTCCTGGCGAAGCACGGTCTACTGAACGGCGTCGAAATCCTCGACCCGAACCTCGCCCGCCAGGCCGGCCAGAAGCTTTCACCGGAAGCACGGATCAATGACGCGTTCAACGTGGCCGGCGCCGCCGGCGCGGCGGATGCCGCTGCCGCCAAGCTCGCCCAGGCGCTGAAGACGCGCTTCGGCACGATCGATGAACTGGCGAAGCGCTCCCTGCCGGCGCTGAAGCAGTCGCTCGTCGACCAGCGCAACGAACTGACGGGCACGAAGCCTCATCTCGATTCCGTCAACGGCGCGCTCGGCAACGTCAACACGTCGGCGACGAATGCCGCCTCCGGCTTCCGCACCTTCGCCGAAGCCATCCACGGGCTGAAGGAAGAGATCCCCGAACTCGCCGAGTCGCTGGCGACCCTCGATGCGAAGGCCCGGATCGACGACGCATATCAGGCCGCGCTCGCGAAAGCCGGTTCGGCACGCGAGGCCCAGGACGCCGCTCGCCTGCACGACCAGGCCCTCCACGCACTCACGACGAAGGACGCGCGCGAGGCCGCTAACCGCGGAATGCTCGACCTGATCGGCTTTTCGGAAGGCACCGACAAAGGCCGCGGCTACAACGAAACGCTCGGCTATGGCCGCTTCACCGGCGGCAACCGCAATCTCGTCACCATGTCGCTCGACGACATCGACAAGCTTCAGACCCGGATGCTTGCCGACCCTTCGAACACCTTCGGCTCGTCGGCACTCGGCAGATTCCAGATCACGCGGCGAACCCTGCGCGGCCTGCGCTCGTCGCTCGGCCTCTCCGGTTCCGACCTCTTCGACCGCGACATGCAGGACCGGCTCGCCCAGGAACTTCTACGCCAGCGCGGGAACAATCCGGCTGCGCTGCGCAAGGAATGGACCAGTCTCGCCCGCGTCGACGATGCCACGATCAGGAAAGCCTATGACGGGACCTCCGTCGACATGCCGGCGATGGACGTGACGAAGGCGGCGAACGTCGAGCACGCCCGCGAGCAGCGCGACGAGTATGCGCGCATCATCGCCGATAGTCAGCGCTACATTGCCGCGCAGGCCCAGGAACGCCAAGCGCTCGACATGACCGCCGTCGAAGCGTCGAAGCTCCGGCACGAGCAGGATCTACTCAATCAGGCCAAGGACGCCGGCATCAAGCTTTCGCCGCACCAGCGCACCGAGATCGGCAAGCTCGCCGCCGGCATGGCGGAAAGCGAAGAGAAGGTCCGGCAATACGCACAAAGCCAGAAGGACGCCGCCGAGGCACAGCGCCAAGCCGCCGAAGCTTCCCGGTATTTCGGCGAGCAGGCGACGAGCGCCCTATCGGGCATTCTCACCGGCAGCATGAGCGCCGAGCAGGCGCTACAACGGATGCTGCAAAGCCTCATCGAGGCGAGCATTCAGGCGTCTCTTCTCGGCGAAGGACCGCTTGCCGGCCTCTTCCACGTCTCGAAGGGTGGCATCTTCGGCAAGATTTTCGGCTTCTCATCGGGCGGCTACACCGGCGACGGTGGGAAGTATGATCCGGCCGGCCTGGTGCATCGTGGCGAATACGTCATGAGCGCTGACGCCGTGCGCACGCTTGGAGCTTCGAACCTCGACCAGCTTCACCGCTCGGCCTTGAAGGGCTACAGCGACGGCGGACTCGTCGGGCGCTCGCTCGCTCCGGCCGCTACCCGCTCGTCGAGCAAGGAAGCGACGACGACGATCTCAATCTCTGCGCCCGTCACCGTGAACGCGAGCGGCGGCACACCCGAGCAGAACAGCGACCTTGCGAAGCGCATCGGCCGCGAGATGGAAGGCACGATGCGCGGCGTCGTCGCCGACGAGATGCGCCGCCAGATGCGCGCCGGCAACATGATCGCCAACGCCGGGCGCTCGCGCTGAAAAAATCGCATCGGCGCCCGTCGCCGATGAACTTCAGGGCACGGACTTGCTATATACTTATGTGATAGTAACCCGACCCCGGAAAACGTAATGACCCAAACCATCAACGTCGGCCTTCCGGTCGAACGTCATGCCCAGCTTGCCGCCCTCGCACACCGCGATGGCACCTCACTCGCTGATACGATCGGCGGCTTCCTCACCACCGCCATTCACGAAGGCCGGATCGCCGACGAGCTTCCCGGCTGGACCGTCGAGCGCGTCGGCAACACCGTGCGTCTCGCGCATCCCGAAAGCGACCTTCACCTCCGCATGAAGCGCTCGACGGCGAAATCCGTCGCCGACTTGCTCGACCGGATGGCAGAACCGGCCGGCACGCAGAACGCCGGCTGGCTCGACCTCGACGAGTCCTTCGAGATCCTTCGGCGCGGGACGAGCGTGAAGATCACCGACACGACGACCGGCGCCTATCGAGCCGTCGCCCGTTCGATCGCCGGCGACCTCGCCCGCCTTCTCCGCAAGGCTGCGGCCTAACCTCAAAAAGAAAGGCCGGCGTGCTCGAACACGACCGGCCCCATGACTGTTTTCTCGATGGACAATCATACCACCACCCCGACCTTTAGTCATCCGAAATATGCGGCGCTCTATGCTCGCGTGGAAGCGTCCATCGCCGCCCGTCGCCAGCGTGAAGCCGACGCACGCCGCGAGATGGAACCCTTCGCCGCCGAGATCCGCGCGATCGTCGAGGCGAACCCGAAGCCGGTTCCCGGCCACATACAAGCCGTCCTCGACGACCTCGACCGGATGGACGCACCTGTCTGGAACGGCCTGACGCAACGCGAACTCGATGAACTCGACGCCGTGCTAGACCAACTTCAAAGCCCCGAAACGCCGTGCAAAATTGCGTCAACGCCGACAATCGAAAACCTCGACTTTCCCGAGCCTTTTCAGACCTTTGATCGCGCGCTGTCTGGCGGTCGTCTAGTAGCCCCACAAACACCCCTTCCTGCACCCACCCATCCGCCCCTTCGCACACCCTCTTCGCACACGTCTTCGGCTCCCTCTTCACGCGTCACTCTTCCCTCGTCGTCTACGTCGCCCGTCCTTCCTTCCACGTCGACCAGCGTCGCGCGCCCGTCGTCTTCATCGTCCTCTTCTCCTATCCGCTCGACGTGGCGCGCATCGTCACCGGAAGAGAAGTTCGTCGCATCGATCCGTGTCGCCGGCCGGCACAACGCTCTGGCCTTGTCTCTGGATCTCGGCATCGGACGCGAGGGAACGGCTCTTGACCATGCGGACCCGTGTCGCCTTCTCTCCAACGCCATCGGCAAGGAAATGCGCCGAACCTTCGGCCATGTCCTGCCGTTCGCGATCGGCTTCGAGGTGGCGCCCGGCGACGGGAAGCTGCATTTGCACGGCACCGTCATCCTCGACAACGCTTCCCTGGCCCATAGGAAGGCCGTGGCGCGTGTCTTCCGTCGTGCGGCAGGTGAGAAGCCGAAAGCGTCCCGTGCGCGCCAGTGCTCGTTAAAATCGATGGACAGGCCGGAAGGATGGGCGATCTACTCGTCGAAGAGCATCAAGCGCACACGCCAGCTTCTCGCCTCCGACAAGCTCACCTTCGTCAACCGTGACCTTCTCCGGCTCACCCGAGACGCCTGGGACGATCTCTGATAAGTCAGCGTTTACTTATCAAATATCTGAACTTAAACGAATATTCTGGATTGACGAAGGTAACGTTACTGATTCATAGATTCCTAGTCACTCACACTCCACGGACACCCCCAATGCGGCACGAAGCTTTCATCGAGACCAAAGCCTATCACCACATGATCGACCTTCTCCGGGACGTGAAGACTTGTCCCGTCACCGGCGAGCGCTCCGTCGATGAAATCATGCGCATCATCGGCGAAGTCGGAAACGTCTGGCCCGAGGCGATCAGACCGGCCGAAGCGGCGTGACGCGCGAAAACGACTCTTCGTCGCGGGACCGCTATATCGAAGACACCGGCGGCGCCTCGAAGCACCTGTCCATCGGATCATAGCGAAAATGCCTGCGCCGTTATCTCTCCCGGCCTGCGCCAAGTAGCTGCATCCCTACGGATCAATCGCGATGTGCGCCGCCGGCCGTCTTATCGTTCCAAGGAACACACATGACCAACGTGAACACAGAAGTCGAAAAGCATGTGCTGGCTACGCACTCGCAATTAACGGCCTTGGCACGTGCTACGGCCGAGTCCTCTATAGAAAACTACCATGGAGATCGCCGCGAAGACGAGCGAACGAAAGTGGCCTCAGCACGCGACTTGCTTCCGCTCCTCCGCGAGTTCGCAGAATCTCTCAAATCGAAGGAGGGAGGCGCTCGCATGATCCGCTCAGTCGCCGATGACGAGGTCAAAGCGATCCAGGCCCGGTCGGTGAAGGCCAACGCCCCCAACGTCAACATCTTCACCAACGTCCAGCGCGTGGAAGTCCACGCGACGAAAGACGGCCCGCTCGTCTTCATCCATGAAGGCGGCCGCGTCCATCTCGTCGAGTGTGGCAACGTCGACTTCATTGATTGACCGATCTTCCGGTCACGAACTGCTATATCGGAAGGGCGCCCATGTGGCGCCCTTTGTCGTCTCTTATTAACAGGTCCCCCAGCTATGCCGCTCACGAACGCCGAGAAGCAAGCGCGCTACCGCCAGCGCCATGAAGACAAGATGGCCGCTACCAGGGCGCTTGCGGTGCGCCACGACCTCCTTCGCGCACGTCTCTCCGGCCTTATCCTTAAAGCGAACGAAGACCGCCGGCAGACCGATCCGCGGGCGCCGAAGATCTCGATTAACGACGTTCTCGCCGACCAGGCGGCGGGCACAGACACGACCGGCGTCATGACCGAAGCTCGGCCGCTCTTCCTTGAAGCGCTCTTCCCCGAATGCATGCCTGCTGACAGCGACGAGCAGCCGCCGGCTACCGATGCAGCCGACGACACGTCGATCGACTCACACGCGCTCTATGGCCGTTTCTGAGTCGCTAGAGGTTTTTGAGATTCTCTAATTCTGGAAACGGATGATAGCGAAGTTGCGGATAGGAACAGGCCGGATCGTTGGGAGTCGGGCTAACGGCTTGTCCATCAAGTAATTGAACCGAAGTCGCGGTCCTCCCAGTGTATCCGCCCAATTGGTTTTTGGCATTTGCCTTAATACATACCGCCTTCAGCCCCTTATTATTTAGCGTCATTACGTCGGATATTTCCGCATCTCTAATTGAATACGGATCATATGCATAGTTACGCGCGGCATTTACAATTACCGATTTCTGTTGTGCGCTAGGCGGCCGTTGAGTTTCCATCAAAGCATTAACTTGTTCTTGTGTTACACACCCCGATACGGCAAGCGCCAAGAGCACGAATACAACTTTGTTCATAGGCTGCCCCAAATACTAAAAGCTCGAGAGCGTTAGCAGCTAGCCCCTAGTTGTCAATCAAAAGTTGAAGACAGCAATCGGTAAAGGCGGCTTGACGCATCAAGGCATATGTTCCTATTTCGTTCTCATGCCCGAAGGCTACCGACCAGACCGCAAAGCCCTCTCCATTCTCCTAAGCGATCACGAGCGCGACGGCTTCCTCGTGCGCGTGTCCTGCTACTGCGGATCAGTCCGACACTACCACCCCGGCGACCTCAAACGGCTTTTCGGAAACATCCCGATCCTCTCCGTCCGCAGCCGGCTCCGCAAATGCGCCGCCTGCGGCGAGCAGCACACGCTGAAGGTCGACTTCCTCGTCATGTCGGAAGCCGAGCGGATGAACGCGCATGTCCTGCGGCTCGTCGGCGTGAAGACGAAGCGCATCCCGATATGGGAGGATGAATAATTTCGGCGACACTCCGGCAGACGATCGGCCCGCCGCTATAAGTGAGGCATGACCTCGCCGCGCTTCATGAACGATACGCAACTGAAAGAGCACTTCGGTTTGAGCGACCGGGCTTTGACCCGGCTGCGCGCGACACACCTTTTCCCCCGCAAAGATGGCCTCATCGGCAAGACCGATAGCCGTGCCGTGCATTTTTTCTTTGACCGTCGAATCGGCTTGGACTCTGATTCGTCTCGCGACAACTTCGTCGCGGTGAATGACGGAAAGGAAAATTTCGATGGCATCTAAGCTAAGGCGGGACCGTCCCGGCTATCAGTCCCGAAAACGCACCGACGGCAGCGTCGTGCATTACTGGAACCCGTCACGCGCTTGCTCGAAGGCACCGAAAGGCTTGCCTGTAAGGCAGATCGCCCATGACGCCGACGAAGACCAGATCGCCGCTATCTGCCAAGCCTGGACGGACGAACTGCTAGGCGACTTGGAAGGCATGAAAACCGGCCCCGTCTTCGACGGCACGATCGGCTCGCTCATCCGCGTCTATCGCACCGACCCGGAATCGCCGTTTCAGTCTCTCAAGCACACGACCCGCATTCGTGACTACGAACCGACGCTGCGCATGATCGAAAAGACGGTCGGCGAGCGCGCTGTCGTCAAGCTGAAGGGCGACGACTTTCGACGCTGGTATCGAGAATGGGCCAAGGGAGATCACGTAAGGCGGGCGCACGGCGGCATCCGCAAGCTGCGCGCAATTCTCTCCTACGGGCTTCAGCAACGCTTACACGGTTGCAAAGACGCACGTGAAATTCTTTCGCTCATAGAGTTCGAAGCTCCCGCTCCGCGGAAGATCAAAATGGACTACGAGCACGCCCTCGCCATCTGCGACCAGGCCCTCAAGAGCAACCGGCCATCCATCGCCCTCACGCAAGCGATCCAATGGGACACCGGCCTCCGTCGTATCCATATCATCGGTGAATGGCTTCCCATCAAGGACGGCGAGCACGGCGGCATCGTGCGCGGCCGAACGAAATGGCAGGGCCTCACGGCGGCCGACATTGAAAACGACGTCCTCACGGTGCCGCTGACGGCGAAGAACAAGACCGCTACCCGGCACGACCTGACGGCCTGCCCGTTGGTCCAGCACGTCCTACAGCATGTCGACCTGCCGAAGGTGGGACCATTGATCGTTTCGGAGACGACCTCCCTGCCATACCGCGAAAACTACTATGCGACGGACTGGCGGGCCATCGCAGAATCAGCCGGCGTCGATAAGAACGTCTGGTCGATGGACTCACGCGCCGGTGCGATTTCGGAGGCGGAGGCTGCAACGGGAAGTCTCGACGCGGCTCGCAAGCTGGCAGGCCATACGAACGCCAGGACAACACAGGTCTACGTCCGCAACGACGATCTCGAAAACAATCGCCGCGTCGCGGCGGCAAGGGCCAGTCTGCACCCGGCGAAATAG